GTTGTCGCAGACGCTGTTGCGTGTGGGTTTCCCATGACAGTGCATGAGCACTTATTTAGACGCTCAGATCTCTATCTTAAATCCTCTCGCTGATTTGCCTTCTAGCTTTAGATACACCGTTAGACGATTTTTTAAATCTATAGGAGAACCTTCTAAACCTTATACTCGCCATCTTTCTACTGTTTGTTGGTGGTGGAAAGGCAAGTATTACATTCGTGTTGAGCCTAAGGAGGCGAGCACAACCATGGACCGAGAGTTAGAAGAGTTTGCTACCTTCTTTAAAATTCACGGCGTACCGGAATATATCGCTCGTGCAACAGCATTTATATCTTTTGCCCTTCGCTCGAAGCCCTTGATACAACTTGATAAAGATGGAAAACAAGTTGTTAGTTATCGAGCTAGAAGCTTTCGCTCACGGTTACTTCACTTGAGAGCTTCTTTTCTTGAATCAGAAACAGTGATCAAGTTCCTCCCTAGACCAGTCAATGCTAAATTGACTCAAATTCCTCGAATTCCTGACCCCTCCTGTCAACCAGTTGTCCCTCCTGAAATGGTGGCTGAAACTTATAAAGAATACGCTTTAAAGTATAATGATGACAAGCCATTACAGTCATTTATGCAGTCACGTGTTACTGGTACAACCGTTGATGGAATTTGCAATAGTTTGCAAAACTTGTTAAAAAACACTATGTTCTCTTCTCAGAACCCTAGACGACTTTTCAAAGTCTTGTACCTTTGTCACGCTCTTAAGGGTTGGAAACCTACTTACGAATACCCTATTCCTTCATTTGATCGCGACAGCCTTCGTAAAATGAAAATGCCCAGTGAGCGTGCTTCAGGACTCATCATGAGGAAACGTTATAGTGAAAAGTTTGGAGACGTCACCTTAAAATTTGCAGCAAGTGGACAGAAAGAAGACTTAAAGGAAGCTGCTATTGATGACGTAGTTAAACTTTTTGAAAAATTAGAAAAGATGGTCAAGGAAGGTCGCACAATAGATGTCAATTTCTTACAGTCAGAAATGAACACTATTTGGGCAAAAGTTGAAGCCTTGGAGCCTGGCAAGCGTAAAGAGAAAAATCGAATCTTCTTCATCGTTAATATCGTGAACTACATTATACTTAAGTACTTCTTTCGTGGACCTATAAACTCTACAAAGGGGTCTGGAAATATGAAGACTGGTGTCAATTGGCATGGAGGTGATATGCAGAGGATCTTCACTGAACTTGGTGACTGCATTCACTTCCTCAATTATGACATTAGAGGTTTTGATTATTCTCATATGGCTCCAGTTGTTGCCATGATTATGGGATTTTACTTTTACTATTATAATCGCAGCCATCTGAATCCCCTTTATAAAATACTGGCAGCATTACTTGCATATATTATAAACGAGCTGACGGTGCGAGAAATCCAATGGCCTGATGAAACATGGAGGGTTATCATCGGGAAATTATTATCAGGACTCGCCGTCACTGCTGACTTTAATGCCGATAGACACTCCACGATTGGCGTCGACTTTATAGTTGATGTTGGTCGCAGGAACAAAGGTGTGAAAATAATCCTCATGGACGGTACAGAGACAACTGTTGACAAAGTTTGCCGTGAAACACTTAAATTGTGGCTTCTTGCTGCTCAAGCTGACACCCATGAGCAGGCTCTAAAGTATTTTAAACAATCCAAGATCCGTTTTGTCGGTCTTGGTGATAACGGAATTATTGGTGTCACTGACCCTGCCCTTATACCTTTCTTTGCTATGAGCGTCTTTCATGCTTATGTGCGATCGATAGGATACGATTTGAATTTCGAGGAATGTTATGAATGTTCTCAATTCGACAACAAAATTGACCTTCAAACTGGAGAGCTTCTTACTAGACCTTGGACTGATCCTACTGGAAAACTCCATGAGAATAAACCGTGGGGAATAGAATTTCTCAAGATATGGCCTGTTAAAGTAGTGTGTGAAGATGGCACTGTTGTTAGAATGCCATTTAAACCGACATCAAAGTTCTTTTTTAAACTTGGGAAAACTGGTGGAGATATTTCTAATCCTCTCCTCGTTCTTGTTCGCTGCCATGGCCACATGGCAACAACTTATGGAAATGGAATAGCCTATGAGTTTATCAAACGATGGAAAGATCTTTTTCTTGAATTATGGGAACGCAAAGGTGTCAAACTTGATCTTTTTGACTACAAGCAATATACTGGTAGCTTTCTTAAAGAGTACAAGCGCCTCTGTGAAGATTATTCTGCTCGTGGACATTTTGGAGTTGGAGAAATTGACCTTAAGTTCGAGCCTAGTTTCTCTAAATACTTTTATAGAATTCTTGATGCCTCCAAAGCTAATATCAACAAATTGTCTTTTTACAACGAATCTGCTTCTCAAATGAGACATTTTGGCATGCACACAGCTTATTTTGTGTAGAGCACTATATATCCTGCATGACA